GTTTTCTGCGACCACGACCGAGGGGGCTGTTCAGGCGATCTGGCGCGGGCCAGTGATTGCGATCCCCTATTGACCCTTTCTACGGAGAGAGTTCGCGATGAGCGAAAAGTACATGACCACCGGCGGCGCGGCTACCGGAACTGATAAGACCATCATCAACCTGTTCAACCCGGCGGCGACCCCGACGAGCCGTGGCAAGATTTACGACCTGATGGTCGGCGCTGGTGCTGCCGTCGCCGACGCAACGGGCGTGTTCGTCCTCGGGCGTACCACGGCGGTCGGTACTGAAGGGTCTGGTTTCACGCCGAACAACCTAGACCCCGCCGGACCTGCCGGAGCGTATGACAGTGGGCTGGGCACGTTCAGCGGCGAGCCGACCTACACCAGCAACAAAACGCTGCTGTCGATCCCCTGCCACCAGCGCAACACAGTGCGGTACGTGTGCCGGGAGGGGTCGGAGTTTCTGCTGGCCGCAACGCAGAACAACGGGGCGGGCTTCAAGTCGTCCTCGAACACCGGCACTGCCGTCTACACGGCGACCATCTGGTTCGAGGAGTGACCGTGAAGCGCGAGGCCGGACTGCTGACGATTTACGATCCCGATTGCGATGCGCCGCTACAGGAGCAGGCGACGGTCCAGTGTGTCCACTGCGGTGGGCACTGGGTGCCGCATCCTCGTAGCGGGACGACGCGCGGATTCTGCATGCGCTGCAATGGGTTCATCTGTGGTCCGGGATGCGCCGACAAGTGCGTTCCGGTCGAGCAGTACCTGGAGAATCTGGAAAAGAATCGACCGGATGATTTTTACCCGACGCAAATTGCCGTGCCGACGAACTGGGCGGAATGGTTGTAAGGAGCCGTCGTGGCGAGGCTGTTTCTCTATGACGCATCCGCAGCATTCGGGGATGAGCCGGAGGTTGTTGAGGATGTCACTCAGCCATTCTGGCAGGACTACCAGGTCCCGGTGCGACTTCTACGCCGCACGTACCTGTCCTGCAACGCCTCGGCGTCATTCGGCGATGAGTCGGAGATTTTTGGTACTCCCGATCCGTTCGGACAGCCGTCACCAATGCCGGTTCGGCTGCGTCGTGGATCGTACCTGGAGCCCTGTGGCGCAACAGACCTCGATTCTGGTCCCGTTGAGGGAGAAACCGACGCCACGTTCTATGCGACGTGGCAACTGCCGGAACAGGTGCGGAAGCGCGCGTTCTTCATGCCGGTGGCCGACGCAGACCATGCGACGGGAGCGTTCGCCGAGCCGGAAGGGCAGTCGTACTTCGACTGCGGGGCGATGCCGTTGCTGCGCAGCCGGGAGTGGATTCGCCGCGTTCAGGGAATTGAGACGGGGCACACGCTGTGGGTCAGCATCGGCGCGCGGTACGGAGACCTGCGCATGAACATGGCACGGTTCGGAAACCTTGAGACGAGACCGGCGCGCCACGGGTCGGTCAGGGTGGCACCCAGCCAATGAGCGTCATCTACGAACTCAACGACAACAACGTGTGGATCGAGGGTCTGCTGGACGACATCACGCGGACCTACGTCAACGACTCCACCATGACCTGCACGCTGCAGGACGCCAACGGGCTGCCCATCAGCGGCGCAACATCACTGTCGATGAGCTACTTGTCATCCAGCAACGGGCGCTACTACGTCACGGTTCCGGGAACCATCGCATCGAGGGAACCTGACCAGGGGACGCTCATTGTGCAGAGCAGCAACTACACAGACCGCTGGGAGCGGGTCTTCACCGTAAGGAAGCGGCGATGAAGTTTTACGATGCGGCAACGACAGTTGTTCTTGGGGATGTGGTGCAGTGGGGCATTCACATCGGGCCTGTCACAAGAATTGCACACGACGGGAAAGAGTTTTTCCTGGAGTTTGAGCATTCAGCTCGCGTTGTCAGCGAGGGGGGCGTTGTTCGCCATGTGAGGACGTGGGTGCGGGAGTCAGACGTCACGTGTGTTGTGCGGGGAGAGCAATGACCACACCTGAACCCGAACGCATCGTGCAGCGTAGGCAGAGCAGCGCCATTCCGCAGGCAATGCTCGATGAGTGCAGGGAGGTTGTGGCGAGACATCTCGGGTGGGAGCAGTTCAGGGCGGTGCGGATGCTCATCACAGAGAATGCCGTGCAGGTCAGCGCACAGAGACGGTGGCCAACGGAATGGGATCATCGAACGGATGCCGAATAGACCAGCCAGCATTGGAACGCTGCGACAGCGCACGCCGTGCAAGGCGGTGCAGACGAGGGAGCCTGCGCACAAGAAAGGCTATGACCATAGATGGGCGAGAGCGGCGCAGGCGGCGCGTCGCAGGGACCTTGGACTGTGCCAGCCGTGCAGGAGAAAGGGGAAGACGGTTCCGTGCCGGATGGTAGACCACATCATCCCGCTGCACGTTCGCCCCGACTGGCGCCTGATGCTAGACAACACAGAGAGCCAGTGCTGGTCGTGCCACAGAAGGAAAACCCACAAAGACAATGAGCTTTACGGTAGCAGCGAGGTCCGCGTGTTGAACATGAAGCAGGCAGAAAACCGCGCAAAGGCAATCGCAATGGAGGCGCCGCCACGCCCCGGCGGTCGCATCGTCGTGGTGTGCGGCCCTCCGTGCGGAGGGAAGTCGCATTACGTGCGGCAGAACCGGCTGCCCGGTGATTTGGTGTGGGACTATGACGAGGTCGCCGCTTCACTTGCAATGACCACAGTACATGATGCGCCGATATGGGTCATCGAGACCGTGGAAAGAATGCGGGCGGCGTTCATTGAGTCAGCACGACACAGTGGAGCGCCGAACATCTGGATGATTGCTTGCATGCCGGACCTCGCCGATCGATGCGCGCGTGAACTTGAGGCTGAGATGGTGACGATGGACCCAGGCATCGCCGAGTGCATGCGGCGCGCGTCTGTCGCTGGCAGGGATTGCAAGGAGGGCATTGAGAAGTGGTACGCAAGTCGGGAGCCGTAGCAGAATGCAACAGCACCCCGGGGCGGGTCAAATCTCTGGGTCGAAATGCCGGGAAATCACACGCCGCCCCGCCAAATTCTGCAGCCAAAATTCTGGGGTTCTAAAACGCATGGGAAGGACAGGTAAGACATCGGCGCAGCACAAGCGCGACGGGACGTTCCGGGCGCATCGTCACGGCGGGTCTGCGTTGCCGGTTTGTGCGCCGGAGATGCCGGCGGACATGGGTCCGAAGGCCGAATCGTGCTGGAAAATCGTTGTCGCGCAGTTGGTTGACGCGAACGCGGTGTCGGAGATTGACGGCAAGGCGCTGCGTCTGCTGTGCGAGGCAGACGCGATTCGCCTCGATGCGCTTGATGAGTTGCGCGATGGTGGGCCGACGATCATGGGTCAGTCGTCGCCGGTGATGAATCCGGCGGCGCGGGTGTATTTCGCGGCGTGGGACAGGGAAGAGCGGTTGCTGCGTCAGTTTGGGATGACGCCGGTGGCGCGTCGCGGGTTGAACATGATGCCGGAGCCGGACGTTGACGACAGCGTGGCTCGGATTCTGAAGTTGAAGGAGGCGTGATGGCGCAGTGCGTTTTCGAGAACAAGGGAAAGAGGGACGTGTCGGTTCCGTATTTCGACGGCGGTTACACGATATCGCGGGAAACCTGGATGATTTTAAGGACGTATGGGACCGTTCTTGTTCCGCCCGGTGGGTCCTGCTGGCGCGAGGGGAACACGCTGCAATTACGCAATGGTGACGAAGTTCTTGAGACAGTGGAACTGCCGCAAATGAAGTGCGTATACCTCGCAGAAGACACGCCGATTGCGGATGCGTTCGGAGAGTTTCGGGGGTACGTGGATTGACGGCTTCAGGAGGTGCGTGACGGTGAACGGTCACTACGGGGTTGGGATGAAGGCGTCGAGTTTCGCGAGGATTCGCGCGATGGAGTGGGACGAAACGGAGCCGGACTGCACGCCGGCGAAGTCGGACCCGACGCCCGATGAGATTTAGCTGGAGTGTCGCCGGATACAGGCAGGGTGGACCGAGGGGGAGTCGCGGCGCGCCGCCGGCATTGATTCCGTGGTGCTGGAGATTCCTGTTGTTCGTTGCGGTCACATACCGCGACCTGTGCTTTCGGATGCGTTGAATGGTGTCAGCTCCTAAACGACCGACGGCAGATGCGCTGCGGCGCGAGAAGTCCCTTGGGCGATTACTCAAGGACGGTCGCCCTCGGTCCGAGTTTGAGCTGCGCTGTATCGAGCGGATGCGTGCCGACCTGCTGCACGGGCACGAGCGGGGGCTGATTTGGGACGAGCAGGCGGCGACGGACGCCGTGGAGTTCTTCGGGTTGCTGCGCCACTGGAAGGGGGAGTGGAGCACGCGGCCGATGTCGCTGGAGCCGTGGCAGGAAGAGTGCATCGTCGCTCCGCTGTACGGGTGGAAGCGTGAGGACGGGACGCGGCGGTATCGGTTCGCCTACGTCGAAGTGCCCCGGAAGAACGGTAAAACAACCCTCGCTGCGGGTGTCAGCCTCAAGGGGCTGATGGCGGACGGAGAGCCGGGGGCGGAGTGCTACTGTGCGGCGACCAAGCGTGACCAGGCGTTGATCCTGTTCAACGACGCGAAGAACGTGATTGGACCGAAGATTCGCGAGTATCTGACCGTCTTCAAGAATTCGGTTGTGTTCAAGCGTGCGAACGGGTCTTTGCAGCCGCTTTCGAGCGACTACAACACGCTGGACGGTCTGAACGTCTCGGCGGCGGTGGTGGACGAGCTGCACGCTCACAAGACACGCGACCTGTGGGATGTGCTGCTGACGGCGATGGGCGCGCGTCGTCAGCCACTGCTGGCTGCGATTACCACGGCGGGCGTCGATCGCAGTTCGATTTGCTGGGAGCAACGGGAGGAAATCCGCAACATCGTCGAGGGGCACAAGGAAAACGACGCCTATCTGGGGTTCGTGGCAACGATTGACGAGGGAGACGACTGGACCGACCGAAACGTGTGGTGGAAGGCGAATCCGAACCTGGGCGTTTCGGTGAAGGAAACCTTCCTTGCGGACCAGTGCCAGACGGCGATTGACTCCCCGCAGGCGGAAAACAACTTCCGGCGGAAGCATCTGAACCAGTGGACGGAGCAGGCGGTGCGGTGGATTCCGATGCACGTCTGGGACGAGTGCAAGGGAACGTCGGACCTGCCGGAGCTGCTGGGGAAGCCATGCTGGGCGGGGCTGGATCTGGCGTCCACGCGGGACGTGAACAGTCTCGTGCTGGTGTTTCCACTCGACGGGGGGCGCGTCCGGCTGCTGCCGTTCTATTGGGTGCCGCGCGAGGCGCACGACGACCGTGGGCAGCGCGACCGGACGCAGGTGATGAACTGGGCGTCGCGTGGACTCATCGAGCAGACGGACGGCGACACGACCGACTATGCGGTGATTCAGGACGCGATTGCGAGCCTCAAGGGGCGGTTTGACGTGCAGGGGGTGGCGTTCGACCCGTGGGGGCCGGCGGGGCCGTTGGTGCAGAGCATGGTTGCGGCTGGGTTGCCGGCGGAGGGCTTCTTCTACGAGTTCCGTCAGACCATTGGCAACTTCGCCGCACCGACGAAGAAGTTTGAGGAACTGCTGGTGGGGCGCAAGTTGGAGCACGGCGGGTGCCCCGTTCTGCGGTGGATGGCGGGAAATGCGACCGTGTGGCAGGACACGAGCGGGAATATCCGCCCCGACAAGGGGAAGAGCGCCGACAAGATCGACGGCATCGTGGCGGCGATTATGGGCGTGGGGCTGTGGATGGCGAAGCCGGCGGCGGCACCGATGCCGTACAACTCGCGCGGGCTGTTTGTGATTTAGCGAAGGACCGCGACAATGCCGATTCTTGACCAGTTTGGCCGGGAATTGACCCTGCAGCCTCAGAACATGAACTTCCGCGACCCCGAGTGGTGGTTCGTCGAGAACTATATGGGGGCGAAGCCAGCGTCGGGCGTCTCGGTGAACAACGCCTCGGCGCTGCGGGTGTCGGCTGTCTTCGCGTGCATTCGCAACATCGCGGACGACTGTGCCAAACTGCCGCTGATTCTGTACCGCAGGAAGGCGCGGGGGAAGGAGCGAGCGAACAAACACCCACTCTACCGCCTGCTGCACGACATGCCGAACCCCGATATGGCGTCGTTCCACTTCCGGCAGTACCTGACCATGTGCGCGGCGGGCCCTGGGAACGGGTACGCCGAGATCGTGCGGAACAACGCCGGCGTGCCGATGGCGATGTACGCGATGGACTGCAACCGCACGGCGACGAAGTGGGACAGGGAACTGGGCATTTACCACGAATATCTGCAGCCGGACGGCACAAAAATCAACCTGCCGGACGCTGACGTGCTGCATATCCACGGTCCGGGCGACGGGGTGGTCGGCTACTCGATGATTCGCTTGGCGCGGGAGTCGATCGGCAACGCGATGGCGATCGACCGCGCGACGGGATCGGGCATCGGGAACGACGGGACCCCGGGCGGGGTGCTGGAACTTCCGGGGACTCTCGACGACAAGTCGCGGGAAACACTGCGAAAAGAGTGGGAAGCGGTCCATAGCGGGGCTGAAAACCGTCGCCGCACGGCTGTTCTGGAGGCGGGCGTCAAGTTCACGCCGATTTCGTTCAAGCCGGAGGACATGCAGTTCATCGAGCAGGCGCAGCACACAGTCGAGGAAATCGCGCGATGGTGGCGCATGCCGCCGCACAAGATCGGACACCTGCTGCGGGCGACGAACAACAATATCGAACACCAGGCGCTGGAGTATGTGCAGGACTGTTTGAGCACGTGGCTGGTGGTCTGGGAGCAGGAAATCGCCCGGAAGCTGCTGTCGCCGCGCGATTCGGACCTGTTTGCGGAGCATCTGGTCGAGGGATTGCTGCGCGGGGACCAGGCGGCGCGCGGCGAGTTCTACACGAAGCTGTTCAACCTGGGGAGCATCACGCCGAACGAGATTAGGGAGAAAGAGAACATGAACCCGCTGTCGGACGGCGGGGACCAGAGTTTCGTGCAGACGAACCTTGCGCCCCTGGAAACCGTGGCTGCGGGTGAGCATCTGCCGAAAAATGAGCCGAAAACTCCGGAACCGGAGCCCGAACCGGACGAAACCGAGGAAAACGACGTTGAGCCGGTGGTCAACTCGATGCGCCCGGTGATTGCCGATGCGCTCCGGCGGTGCCTGAAGCAGTCGGCGTCGAACGTGATAGCTGCAAGCAAGCGGAGCGGGTTCGCGCAGTGGCGCGACGAGTTCTTCGCCGAGCTGCCCGTGTCGGTCAGCACGACGCTGGAGCCGGCGTGCAAGGCGCTGGGAACAGCGATTTGGGCAACAACGGCGGGGGGCGCGCTGCCGCCGACTGCGGAAACGGCGATTTCCGAGGTGGTCAGCAAGTTTACAACGCTGCATGTGGCAGTGTGTGCTGAGGACGCGCGCAATCCGTCGTGCGTGTCCGAATGGACGAACGGACGCGCCGACCGGGAGGCGGAGGAACTGTGCCGGCTGGCGGTCGAAGCACTGCGATCGGGAGACGAGCGATGAAGCCTGTGCGATTCAAAGTCAACAACAAGACCGACTCGGCGGAGCTGTTTATCTACGACGTGGTCGGCGGCGACCTGTTTGGGGATGGCGTGACCCCCGAGGGGGTTGCCAACGCCCTGAAAGAGATGAAATCGGTCAAGAATCTGACCGTTCGCATCAATTCCCCCGGCGGCGACGTGTTCGACGGTGTGGCGATCCGCAACCTGCTGCTCCAGTCGGGCAAGCGGCTGGCCGTAGAGATTGACGGACTGGCGGCGAGCATCGCCAGCGTGATTGCGATGGCGGGCGACGAGGTGCGCATGGCGGAGGGTGGGCGCATCATGATCCACGATGCGTGGACCGTTGCCATCGGTGATGCGGAGGAAATGCGCCGCCAGGCTGAGATTTTGGACGGCGTGAGCGAAGATATCGCCGGAATCTACGCCGAGAAGACCAAATCCGAGTCTTCCGAGATGCGGGAGCTGATGCGGGCGGAAACTTGGATGGGAGCCGACGAGGCGCTGGAGCGCGGGTTCATCACGGCGGTGAGCGAGCCGATGCGAGTGGCGGCGTGCATCGACCCGAAGCGGTTCCGATACAAGAACATTCCCGAGAAGTTTTTGCCGGCTGGAGTAACCGGGGACGGCGAGGACGCGAAGCGTGACGCGCTGGAGCCGTGGCGGCGTCGGATTGCGGAACTCAGAGCGGAGGGGTAATGGAATCACAGACCAAGCGGCGACAGTGCGTCTTGTGCTTTTCTCACGGGTACGAACCCTGCACCCTGCCCGAGGGGGAGGACGAGCCAAAACTGAGAGAGTTTCTGTCTGAGGCCATGCTGAAGCATGGCACGGCGATTCTATCCGGGCTGGTGTTCCGCACGGATTACCTGATCGGCTTTTACTTCCGGGACGAGCCGGACCCGCGGCAGCAATTTAACCAGCGGGCGTACTCCGAAGAGATTCTCAAGATTCAGCGGCAGATGGCGGAGTCGCTCCAGCGAGAAATTGGCAAAGACGAACCGTGGCGGGAATCACTTGGGGAGCCTTGATGAACCTGCTCGCCTACATCTGCTGGCTGCGAGACTCCGGGTTCATCTGGGGCAATTCACGGGAGCGCCCCGGCAACCGGCTGTCGAACAGCGAAATCCGGCGCTGGATTGCCAGCGGCGGCGTGGTGGTCAACGGGGAGCGCCAGCGCGACCCGCTGGCGGCGGTGACGTTTCCAGTGTCGCAGTTGGTGCTGTTTCCGAGCGGTAGGCTTCAAACGACGTTGATTTAGGGGGGGCTGAAATGGGCAATTCAGTGGGGGTGGAAGTGAAGCCGATCGGCGACCTGACAGAAAGTGGCTACTACTTTTGGCGACGTGGGCCGGGCAATCGCTGGCAGGGGGGAGTCGTTACCATCCACGGCGGCCAAGTGAGGCTGGATTACAGTGGCCTGACTGGGTCGGCCAGAATTGACACGCCGATGGCAATGGAGTTCTGCGGTCCTTTTGAGCTGCCGGAGTAGACGTGGTCACGCACTGTCCGAACTGCGGACGTGAGATGGGGACGCGCACAAGCCGCGACATCGGCGGCGGGGAGCGCGAGGTGCGCCTGCGCTGTCGCCATTGCGGCGCGAAAGTTGTGAAACTCACAAAACCCGCGTCGCAGAACCATGGCGGCGCGCGTCTAATGTAACCAGACAACCCGTTGGCGCGCCGCGCGGGTCGCGGTAGCCAGTCATCCGATAAGGGTGCAAGTCGTCCGAGTGGCACTTGTATCCGGCACATCGTGCCGGAGGCAGGTGCTTTTTTGTTGCGCGGTCTCCGGCCCACAGGAGACCGCAACGATGCCGCAAAGCATCCAGGAACTTCGCGACAAACTGTCGCATAAGACGATGTCGGCGCAGGACATCGTGGACCGCGCCGAAAAGGAAAACCGCATCCTCACGGCCGACGAGCAGAAGCTGTTCGACGCCGCGTGCACCGAGGCCGAGGAAATCAAGGCCGAGATCAAGCACATCGAGGAGCACGAGAAGCGCGCCAAGGAAGCCAAGCGCCGGATGGAGGAGCTGAACGCCTTCCAGCCGCGCCAGTCGCAGCCGACGCAGCCCGCGACCGACCCGGAGCCGGAGCCGCGCATCGCGGTGAAGTCCTACGGGGCGCGGTTCGGCAAGCTCAAGGCGTTCAAGAACGAACGCGACGCCTATCTGTCGGGAGCCTGGTATCTCGCCAGCTTCCACAACAGCTTCAAGGCGCAGCGCATCTGTTCCGAGAACGGCATCCCCTACGGGAGCAACTACCGGAACGCCCTGAGCGAAGGGACGAACAGCGCCGGTGGCTACCTCGTTCCCGATGAGTTCTCCCAGGCGATCATCGACCTGCGCGAGAGTTACGGCGTGTTCCGCCGTTATGCCCGCATCGTTCCGATGGGGCGAGACACCCTGCACATTGCCCGGCGCCAGTCGGGAGTGACGGCGTCGTTCGTCGGTGAAAACCCGTCGAGCAGCTCGACCTCCGACCCGGCGTGGGACGGCGTGCAGCTCACCGCCAAGAAGCTGTCGGTGACGACCCTGTTCAGCACGGAGCTGGATGAGGACGCGATGATTTCCATCGCGGACAACCTCGCCGGCGAGTTCGCGTATGCGTTCGCGCTGAAAGAGGACCAGTGCGGTTTCATCGGCGACGGTTCGTCCACCTATGGCGGAATCGTCGGCGTGCAGACCAAGTTCAACAACGACCTGACGCTGGTCGGGGCTGTTGACGTGGCGAACGCCACCCACGACCTGTTCAGCGAGATTGACCAGACCGACCTGGCGACGCTGATGGGCACGCTGCCGCAGTATGCCCGGATGAACGCGAAGTGGTTCTGCTCGCAGGCGTGTGCCGACATCGTGTTCGGTCGCCTGATGGCTTCGGCCGGCGGCAACACGATCCAGACCCTGCAGGGCGATTACCGCCCCAGCTATCTGGGCCACGAGATTGTCGTGTCGCAGGTTCTCAACAGCACGCTGACCGCGAACGACAACACCACCATGTTGCTGTTCGGCGACCTGTCGATGGCGGCGACCATCGGAGAGCGGCGCGGCATCACCGTGAGCCGTACCAATGACCGCTATTGGGAGCTGGACCAGATCGGGCTGAAGGCGACCGAGCGGCTGGACATCGTCGTGCATGACGTTGGCGACGGCACGAACGCCGGCCCGATCGTGGCGCTCATCGGATCGACCTCGTAATTGACGCCGGGTTTCCCGCAATTTCACTCAGAGGAGTTCGGATAGATGATTCATGACCAAGCGAAACAGTATCTGACGCTGGTCGCCCCGGCGGCATTCACCAACGGGGCCACGGCGTCGAGCCGTGTGGACCTGCTCGGCGCGGACCACGCCACGCTGCACATCGACGTGTCGCTCGGCGCAACCGCGACGATCGCCAGTGCCGACGGCGTGACAGTGTCGGTCCTTCACAGCGACAACACGAACGCTTCGACGTTCGCCACGGTCGCCGCGAACCTGACCGGAAAGAAGACCTCGTTTAACGCGATCTACAACATCGACACCAAGACGAAGGGGCGTTACCTCCGCGTGACGGTGACTCCCGGAACGTCGGGAGTGTCGAACGAGGTTGCGACGGTCGCCGTCAACGGCAGCCTGAGCCGCCTGGAGCAGAAGCCCGGTTCCACCAGTGACATGCTGGTCGGCACCTCGGTCTCGCTGCCGGCGAGCAACACGAACGACGTGGTGACGATCGTTGTCTGAACTTACCCCCCTGCCCTCCGCGTCGTTGGCGTTCTGCTGGCGGCGCGGGGGCGTGGGGTTTTTTATTCGCAGGGGGAACGATGGACATCAAGATTGCGGCGGTTCTGAGCGCGCCGACGTGCGGTTGGAACAGTCACTGGGGGTGTGTTCAGGAAGCACTGGTGCCGTGGGGGATTCCCGTGCGGCTGGGGGGCGGGGCCTACTGGCACCAGACGATGCAGACCTTACTCGAAGACGCGGTTCGGGACGGTCTCGATTGGGTGTTGACGCTTGATTACGACTCCATTTTCACGCGGGCCAATGTGCAGCGCCTCATCGACGTTATGGCAGCCTCGCCCTACATCGACGCACTCGCAGCGCTCCAGGTGCGACGCGGCACGCTGGAATGCCCGCTGTTGAACACCGGCGACGGCCAGCCGGAGGTGAAATTCAACGGCACCCCGGTCAAGGTGAAAAGCGCCCACTTCGGGCTGACGATGATCCGCGTCAACCGTCTTGCCGACCTGCCGAAACCGTGGTTCGTCGGCGCTCCGGGGCCTTCCGGTTCCTACGACAACGAACGGGTGGATGCCGACATCAACTTCTGGCTCCACTGGGAGAAGCACGGCCGCACCTGCTATGTGGACCCGGAGTGCCGCATCGGGCACCTGCAGCCGATGGTGGCGGAGTTTCACGAGGTGGAGCGCGACGGAAAATGCTGGCTTGAGCCTCGCCACGTTCACGTCCACGAGTATCGCACCCGGACAGGGTCGGGGAGGACGCTGTGAGTCGCGGCGTTCTCTTCATCGTCTGGAAGGGTGACTGCAACACGCCGGACCTGCTCGACCGGGCGATTGCCGGCGTGCGCGAGACAAACCCGACGCTGCCGGTCCATGTGCAGCGACTGCCCGACGGATCGACTCTGCTCGACAAGGCGCGGATGCTGGAGTATTCGCCATTCGATGAGACGCTCTTCCTTGACGCCGATACGGTCGCGCTGGGGGACCTGTCCTACGGATTCGAGCAGGCGAAACGTCACGACGTGGCGTGCTGCATTAACGAGTGTCCGTGGGCGCGGCGGTATCTGGGGCTGGCGGAGCGCGGGGACCTCGTGGAGTACAACACGGGGGTCCTGTTCTTTACCAAGGCGGCGCGGCCGCTGTTCGACGAGTGGCAGCGCCAGAACGAAACTTTGAACTCGGCGCATTATTTTCTGAGCGCGCGGGGGCGGGAGTGTATGCCTCTGAACGACCAGGCGGGTTTCGCGGCGGCGGTGGACGCGCTGGGGTGGTCGCCGTTCGTGCTGCCGATGAACTGGAACTTCCGCAAGCGGTGGCACTTTTCGCTGATGGGACCAGTCAAGGTCTGGCACGACTATGACGATCCGACGCCGGACATACTGGGGTTCAACGAAGAGCACGCCGAGCCGGGTTCAGTGATCCGACAGGGGGTGCTGTCGAGCGCCCTGCGAGAATTGGGGGTGCCGGCATGAGCGCGCCCTACGAGTTCACCGGAGCCTATGCCGGCTGTTACACCTGCCCGCCCAACTGCATGGATGTGCGGCACGTCTATACGCTGTGCGACATCCTGCGAACCGGGGTGTTTCGTTCGGCGCTCGAGGTGGGATGCGCCGACGGGGCGTCAAGCACGGCGTTCGTCGAGGCGGCGAATCATACCGAGGACCTGCGCGTGACGTTCTGCGACGTGCGGGTGTCGGAGTCGCTTCTGTCGGTGGCGAACAACCTGCATCAGAAGTCGCGGGGGATCGTCGCGAACTGCCCGTCGGTCAAGGTGCTGGAGAATCCAGAGCAGTACGGCGGTCCGTTCGACTTTGTGCTGCTCGACGGGCGGCACGACTTGGAGTCGGTGCGCGACGAGGTGGATCTGCTGGCGCGGAATAAGCCGCTGGCGGTGGCGGGGCACGACACGAGCGCCACGCTGGCGGGCTACCCGCTTGCGGAGGGCGCGGAATATCTGCGGCGCGAGGTGCAGTGGGGCTGGGGCTGGTACTGCATTGAGGACAACCTGCGGCGGGATGGCGAGGAAACCCAGCGGGGGCTGTTCTTCGCGACGCCGAGTCTGGGGGTTTATCGCAGGGCGCGGGCGGCGTTCCGCCGCTGGTGTTACGCCCAACAGGGGGTTTGCGCATGAAGGTTGAGATGCCGCGATATCGCGTCAAGGTGGCGTTCCGGTTTTACCGCGTGGGGGACGTGATTCAGCCGCCGGCGATGCTGCGAAACGACCTGCTGCGGCGGGGCTGGGTGGAGCCGGTGGTGGATGAAGGCCCCGTGCCAGAAGTGGAGCCGGAGAAACCGAAGCGGCGCAGACGGAAACGGAAGGACTCGGCGGAAGAATGTTGATGCAGCGCGACCTGAACACGGCGTTGATTCGCTCGTCGGACGCGGCGGTGGAACCGCTGACGGCGGACGAAGCCCGCGCGCACATCCGCGCCGCCGATCCGAGCGAGGATTCGACCGTTATCGTGCCGCTGATTAAAGCCGCGCGAAACTACGTCGAGAACGTGCTGAACCGAGCGCTGATTACCCAGACGTGGAAACTGTACCTGACCCAGTGGCCGACGCAGATTGAGTTGCGGCGGTGCCCGGTCGCCGGCGTGACGAGCATCACCTACGTCGATTCGGCGGGGGACACACAGACACTTTCGACTGACGTGTATGCGGCGGACACGGCGAGCGAGCCGGGACTGGTGACGCTGAAATACAACCAGAGCTGGCCGACGATTCGGGGCGACCACATGGGAATCGTGGTGACGTTCACGGCGGGCTACGGGGCGGCGGGCTCCAGCGTGCCGGAGAACATTCGCCACGCGATGCGACTGCTGGTGGGGCACTGGTACATGAACCGAGAGGCGGTGGTGACGGGCACCATCGCGACCAATATTGGAATGGCTGTCGAGAGCCTGCTGTGGTCCGCGCGTTGGGGGGCGTACTCGTGATTCGAGCCGGCGACATGATGGTGTTGGTGACGATTGAGGAACCGTCCGAGGCGGTGGCGCAGGAGAACGACTACGGGGAGATTGACCTGACCCAGTCGGAGACGTGGAACCGCGTCGGCGAGCGATGGGCGCAGGTCCTGACCCAGGGGAGCCGCGAGGTGGAGCGGGTGCGACAGGTTCAGGCGGACGTGACGCACATTGTTCGGATGCGGTATGACAGCGTGACGAAGGGGTTGCACCCGAAGATGCGGCTGACGCACCGGGGGCGGTCGCTGCAGATTGCCGGCGCTGTGAACGTGAATGAGCAGAACGAAGTGATTGAGTGTCTATGCCGGGAGCGCGTGTGAGATGGCGTTCGTTCAGGCGAAGAGACCGAGTCGGAGTCTCGCTGGGGGAAATCCCAACGCCGGGCCGGTCGGCGTCGTTGTCGAAGGCGTTCCAGAGCTGAAAAAGGCGCTGGGCCGTCTTAGCAGCACAGGGGCTCGCGCAGCAAGCCGCTCCGCCCTCAACGCAGGGATGAAACCTCTTGTGGCCGCCACGAAGCGCGAGGTTCAAAAGCAGACCGAAATGAAGACCGGACTGTTGTACAAGTCGGTGGCGTCTCGGCAAAGGAAAAACCGGAGGAAGGGGGTTTATGAAGCGAAGGCGGGACTCAATGTTACCAGAAAGGGTGACAAGTCGGCCCGGCACGCACACCTAATTGCCCTCGGCACAAAGATGCGGTTCACGAAGCCGTCCCACGGGTGGACCGCATCCGGCACTTTCGTTGAGGAATCCCTGAAGAGCCGTCGGCGCGGGGTCGGCCCCAAGCATCCGATCGTCCCGAGGGCAAACGCTGCGTCCAGAAGTGAGTCGCTGCAAGCAATGAAAACAAAACTGGCGGACCAGATTCAGGTTCAGGCTGCCAAAGCGCGAAGGGCGTCAAAATGATTGAAGACGGGCTTCGCAAGCTGCTGCTGTCGAAGGGGGCGGTTACCGAGATCGTAGCGGGGAGAATCCGCGTCAAGAAACTGCGCGAGACCGACGAGTTCCCCGCCATCGTCATCGACGTGCCGGAGAGCAAGCACCACACGGACATGCAGGGGGACGGCGGGCTGGTGGAATCGACCGTCGTGTTCATGTGCATGGCGCAGACGATGCAGCAGGCGCGGCAGCTCTGCGAGACCGTCCGTGTGAGCGTTGCGGGATACGAGGGACCGGCGGGGAGCGACACATTGCAGGGGGTTTTGGTGGACGACACGACCAGCGGGTTTGTCTCGCTGGACGACGCCAGTGATACGGGCGTCTTTTCGTGCGATGTCAACTGCACCGTATGGCACGCCGAGACCGTGCCTGTTCATTAGAGGAGAGCCCCTGAATGGCAACCAAAATCGCGAGCAAGGGCACCGCCCTGCAGCTTTCCATCAGCTCGGTCTTTACGACCATCGCAAGCATTACGGACCTGGACGGCCCGACCGCCGAGCCCGGCGTGTTCAACCCGACGACTCTTGACGGCGGCGTGGGAATTCCCGCGAAGCCGACGGGGTACGTCAGCGGCGGCACCGTGACGTGCAACGGGTACTTCGACCCCGTCGAGACGACCCACCAGGCGTGCACCGACCTGCTGACTGCGCCCGCCGTGGCGAGTTGGAAGATTTTGTGGAGCGACAGCGCCACGACCGCCTGGACGTTCTCCGGCGTGCTGAGCCAGTTCAGCCCCTCGGCGACGACCGAGGACGGCTTGAAGTTCGCGATGAGCGTGACGCTCGACGGCATTCCCTCGTACCCGACCTAATGAAAAGGATTTCCAGATATGGCTGACGCACTTACCTCGACTGCCGGCGCGAAGATCACCGGCACGTTTACCAATACCGTGGGTACCGGCGAGACAGCGTCTGTGGCGTTCTCTCTGGACCTCGTTACGTCGCTGACCGACGGGACCGCCGCCAGCAAGGCGGACAAGGTCTGGTTCGCACAGGACCGCACCCTGACCGGCACCACGCCGGAAGATATCGATATGTACGACCTCGCGTCGTTCGACATCGGCGGCGGTGCGGGAAAGGACCCGTTCGGCGGCAGCTACGCCAACGCCGAGATGGTGGGCTTTTTGCTGCGGAACGATTCGAGTTCCACCGGCAACATCTTCATCGGCGGGAAGAATGCGACCAGCGCGTTCAACTCGTTCCTGGCAGTCGGCGGCACGGCGGACGATACGGCGCAGGTCGGGCCTATCAAGCCGGGCGGCTGGTTTATGGTCTTCGCGCCGACTGACCCTGCGTATGCGATCGCCGACAGCACCAACCACCTGCTGACGATCACGCCGACGGCGAACGCGACCTACGACTGTTACATCCTGTTCCGGAGTGCGTAGTTCTGGGGGCACCGCCGCCACGCCTCGGCGTGATACCGCGCAGGGACGCGCGGGTGCGGCGTTTTTACAACGAGGTGATTTGTGAGAGTGAAACTGCTGAGCGACTGCGCGGGGCCGAACCCGCGATACGACTGGTCGAAGCCGGCGAACATGCAGTCGGAGAAGCCGGAGCGCATGGTGCCGGCCGGCACGGTGATTGACCATCCGCGCGCCTACCTGTTCATGCGGAACGGGCAGGCGGAACCGGAGGACGACGAGGCGAAGGACTGGTGGGAAAAGTTCACTGGGCGCCAGCTCCAGCGGGAGCACGCTGTGGCGGCGATCCGCGCGGAGCAGGAGCGCCGGGCGGCGGAACTGGCGGACGACGAGGACGAGGACACCGAGGGGGACGACGATGAGTGAAGGCAATGGGTTCGTTAGCCGCGAGGTGTTTCTGGCGGCCGGCAAGGGGAAGCGGCGGGTTCGGGTGCTGGACATTCCCGGGTTTGGGAAGGTGCGCGTGCAGGAGCTTTCCGCCTACGAGCGGGGGAAGTTCGAAGCGCGGTTCAGCGCCAAGAAGGCGAAGTCGCTGCACCAGGTCCGGGAGTGCATCGCGGTGGCGTGCGTCGTTGACGAGAACGGCAACCGCATGTTCACCGACGCCGACGTGGAGGCGCTGGGCGAGTGTCCGTCGCACGTGCTGGAGGCGGTGGCAAAAGCGTACCAGGAGCTGAACGGCAGCGACGACGCCGACATGGAGAGCATGGTGGGAAACTGAAGCGGGACCCCCGCCGGATGTTCGCCATGAAGCTGGCGCTGGCGGTGGGTCGTGCGGACGTTGACGCGATGCTCGACGAGATTACGGAGCGGGAGTTCCGCGACTGGATGGCGTATGACCGCATCCAGCCATTCGGAGCGGAGCGTGACGACATCCGCATGGCGCTGGGGTTCGCCGCGATGTGCAACACGTGGGGGGGCAAGGTGAAGGTCGAGAGCTTCATGCCTTTCACGGATTACGACCAGGGGGAGATCGAGACGCGCCGGCAGATCGACAAGGCGCGGAAGATTGCCCTGCAGATGGGCGCATCGCCGGAGTGACGGATGGCGACGGTCGGCGACATCGTTGTGAACCTGACGGCGAACACGCGCGCATTCTCCAGCGGGCTGTTCGGTGCTGTTGGTGTCGTTCGCAACGCGCTGTTCCGCATCGAGAACGTCGTGACTGGCGCACTCGGCGGGCTGACGTTCGCCAAGATGGTGCACGACGCCGAGATTGCCCAGCGGGAGATGCGGAAACTGGAGGCGGTGATTACGGCGACCGGCGGTGCGGTCGGTTTGACCGTCGATGAAATCGCTGAGTTCGCCAACGCGCGGCAGAAAATCACCGACTTCGGGGACGAGGCGACGAAGAGCGCCGCGTCGATTCTGGCGTCATTCCAGACGATTCAGGGTCCGGCGTTTCTGCGCACGCTGGAGCTTGCGCAGGACCTGGCCACGGTCATGGGAACCGACCTGAACAGTGCCACCAAAATGCTGGGTCTGGCGCTGGCGAGCCCGGCGGAGGGGTTGTCTCGCCTGTCTCGCGCCGGTGTCATCTTCACGCAGGATCAGAAGAACCTTATCAAGTCGATGGTCGAGTCGGGCGACGCGGCGGGCGCACAGAGTCTGCTGCTCGATGCCCTCGCCGGGAAGATTGGCGGCGCTGCACAGGCGGCGTCAAGTCCTGTGAACCGCCTGAAGAACGCGCTGGGGGACCTGAGCGAAGTTGGCGGCGCGGTGCTGCTGCCGACGGTCGAGCTTATCACGGAAGCCCTGGCCGGCCAGACGATGGAGTTCAACGAAAACGCCACCGAGGCGGAGCGGTTTGGCAACGAACTGGCGTCTGGTGTCGTGCCGGTTCTCGCCGACGTGGCGGGCGCCGTGGAAGTCGTCATCGGGGTATTCTCGGCGCTCCAGGCCACGCTGTCGGCGACCATTGCGACAATCGCCCGGATGCGCCTCATCAGTGCGGAGCTTGCGGAAAAGCTTGGGCTGGACTTCCTCGGTGAAGCGGAGTTTCTGCGTAACCTCATCGAGGAAGAGGATCGCACACAACAGCGCCTGTTGAACCGAGCGAACAACCTGGTTTTCGGCGAGGGGGTTGGCAAGCAGATTACCAAGGCGCTGGATGACGCAAGGAAGCGCCTCGATGAACGACCCAAGCCGAAGGAAGTCGCCGGACTGCTCGACCCGGATGCGTTCGACGAAGATGTGGAGTCGGCGGCTGACGATGCGTTCAAACGGGCGCAGCAGCTGTTCGACATGACCCAGACCCCGATCGAGCGCGCCATGCAAGACCTGAAGGACGCGGAGGATGCGTTCGCGTTCGGCGAACTCCCCGCGTTCGTGGTGGAGCGGATGCAAGAGCGGCTGTGGGATGAAATCCGCAAGACGATTCCCGAAGCACCGGAGATTCCCGAAGAGGAAGCGCTGGATTTGGGCGGCGTGGCACGCGGGACGCCGGCACTTCTCAGGGGGTCAAGGGACGCATTCAGCGCCATCCAGGCGGCGATTCGGCAGGGGAACAACCAGCCGGTGAACAAGATTGCGGCGAACACTCAGGTCACGGCGCAGCATGCGCCGCAGCAGACCAACGCGCTGCAGCAAATCAACAACCAGCTTCAGAACATCCAGGTTTTCGGTCCCTAACATGGTAATGACGTTCGGCCGTGAGGTGCACGAGAAACGGTCCGGTCGATTGGAGATCGGAACCGGCGGGAGTTTCACGCGCACGTTTCTGGTGACAACCACCGACGCGGTCAACGAGGGGCCGTATGTCGTCTGCGGCTGCCCCGGCGTGCCGCGCCTGGGGGACCCGTTGCCGGAGAGCCCGCTGTATACGTGCCGGACGGTTACGCCAGAGTACGCCGGCGGGTCGCCGTCGCTGTCTTGGTACGTGACGTGCGAATATTCACGCCGGAGCAACGACCCGGACGAGGACCACGACAACCCGCTGAACGCGCCGGTCGAGATCGAGGCGCGGGGCGTGAAGGTCCAGAAGATTGTCACGCATGACCTGAACGGCGACCCGATCCTAAACACGGCGGGCGATGCGTTCGACCCGCCGCTTGAGGTGACGCGGACGCACCCGGTGATTGTGTTCACGCGCAACGAGCCGTCGTTCACTTTCGACTACGCACTCTCCTACATGGACCACGTGAACAGCGGGTCTTATCTCGGCGCGGGCGCCGGCACGGTGAAGTGCAATGACATTGCCGCGCAGAAGATGTTCGCCCAGGCTCAGGAATACTGGCAGGTGCGGTACGAGTTCGAGTACAACCCCGACGGCTGGCAGCCGCAGGTGCTGAACGCGGGCTACATGCAGCTATTCAGCGGGGGCAAGTACAAGATTCTCGACTCCGACGGGCGCGACGTGTCGGAGCCGTGGCCGCTGGACGCCAGCGGCGAGCGTATCGCGGCGAACTTCCTGCCGGACTCCGCGATTTATCTGACGTTCACGGTGTTCCCGTCGGCGAACTTTAATCTGCTGGGGCTGCCGACATGACCGCCGGTCTTATCAGTGCGGAACTGTATGACCGCCTGAAGCGGATGCTGGATGCGTGGGAGGCTGAATACGATCCCCGCATCGGACGGCAGCGCGTGACGCGGCGCATGCCGCACGATTACTCGATTCGCGTGGGCAAGGTTGACGCCGACGTGTCTGCCGACGAAAGCGTGTCGGTGAGCATCTACCACGGCACGACGAAGGGGAGCGAGACCGACACGGGCGAGAACGTGACGGCGTACCTGCGTTATTCGTCGCTGAGCGCCGGCGCGTGGTGTCACGTGGCGTACATTGACGGGGGCTGGGAGATTCTTGTCGGCGATCCGTGCTGGGAGCCGTAGAATGTTCTGGCACTGCTCGTGCTGCCAAGATATCTGGACGACGCACCGGATGTTCGACGGCAGCTCCCCACCGCAACAGGTCTGGCGATACGACCACTACGAGGACGGGCTGAATACACCGAACTCGTTCCTCACCGGCATCGCCCTGACGCCCGACAATAAGGTGTGGGTGTCTGGCGTTGGCGACATCGCCCACAAGTCGGCGCGGTTGAACGACACGGACGGCACCAGTCTGACGACGGTTGCGCTACCGCACCCCGTGGGGGGGTATGTGCGGATGGTTCAGTCGGATTCTTCTGGGTCTGGATATTTTCCGTATACGCCGCCAGGTATTGGCGCGGTTGGTAGCCCGCAATGGCTGAAGTATGACCAGACCGGTTCTATCACACAGAGCTACCTGCGAACGGAATCAACATCCGTGGCTGTGTCAATCGCTCTTGATGACGGCGACAATGTGATCCTTGGCGCGGCGAAGGGCACGCCTTTCGGCACGCCACAGACAATTCTCCACTACCGCGACAATGCCGACAGTGAATTCTGGTCGAGCGATTTCGGCGGGCTGGTGCCGCCATTTGGAACACCAAACACAGTTCTGTGCGCCAGCTACCACGACGGGGCAATTTTCGCTCTTGTGTTGCAAGGAACCTCGACCATCCGAATTTATAAACTGGACACCAGCGGCGCTATTCTCGCATCGCGGGTTATTCCGTCAGCGACCGAGGGGGTCCCGAACTCGATCCACGCGGCTGCCGATGGGAACCTGCTGGCATCGCGGACATCTGGCGGGTGGACGCGGTACAACGGTAACTCGCTTACTGTAATCGGCACGTCGAATTTGGCTGGCGGCACGTTTGCAACCGTGGTCGGCGTTGGGGCTGCGCTATTTGGCACGCCGCATTCCGTTGCCGACGACGACGACGGCAACGTGTACCAGGTTGGCTCCGGCACCATCGGCGGCGAGGCGGTGTCGATACTCAAGTTTGATTACGATGGCAACATCATCGAACGGGGGAAGCACGCGCAAACGGGGTCGGCGGCGCTCTATGGAATCGCGGTGAATCCGGCGACCCATGAGTTCGCGGTCTGCGGCGCGCGGGTTGAGGACAGTGCGTCGTTCGAGCCGTTCGGCGCTTAGCGCCCCAGCATCCGCCGCGCCTCGTCGCGCAGCTCCGGCAGCGTGCACTCGGCGGCAATACGCTCCAGCAGCTTGTGCGCGGCGTCACGCTGGTTGATCTCCAGCAGCAGCTTCGCGCGCGTCAGGTCGCTACGCCACGCCTCGTTCGAGCGGGGCGGCGGCGCTGACGGAATCTCGGCGACCACGGGGGCGCGACGCGGCGTATCGTCGGGAGTCAGATCCAGCGGACGCAACGCAGGATCGCCGCTAAGCCGGCGCGGTTCATCCTCGTAAGACACCGGCTCCGGTTTGAGATTGCGACGGACCGGGGGGCGCAGGTCTTCGCGGAACGGCTGCACCCGGCGCGGTTCGGGAGCATCGCTCTGCGCGTCCGGCGCCTCGACAACCTCTGGTGCCGGCGGAACGCGCGGCTCACGCGACCCAGCCGCAACGCCGAGAATCGCCAAGCCAGACACACACGCGATCGGCAGGAAGATGAGCGCGGCGAACCCGCCGAGAATCAGGCCAAACCCGATGCCGCAACCAGTCTCAACTGACGACTGCCGCCGACGTGCCATAGCTGCCTCCCCACGCCCCCCCACTGTGCGCCCGTCCCGCTTGCCTGTCAAGCAGAATCGGGAAAAGGTAGTGGGTCAGTTTGCCCGAACATTCGCAAAATCGAGCAAACCGACGATTTCTTCGATCGACCACAGGTGATCGGACACGCCAGCCCGCATCGCGGGGGTGCTCTTCAAGGTCTGGTGGACGCGGGCAAAATTGTAGTACAT